AATATTATATTTTAAAATCAATTTTTCAATTTTATTTAAAAAAAATTGGTTGTATAAGTCTATTTATTTGAATTAAATAGACTATAAAACGAATAATAATAGTATGTTTATAACAATATATATATATATATGGTTATAAATAATGGCAGGAGGGTTAATTCAATTAGTGACATATGGAAGTCAAGATTTATATTTAACAGGAACACCAGAAATAACATATTTTAAAGTAGTATATAGAAGACATACAAACTTTTCAGTAGAATCATTAAGTGTAAATTTTAATGACAATGTAGGATTTGGAACAGAATCAAGTTTAATAATACCAAAAATAGGAGATTTAGTGGGGAAGACATATTTGGAGATAATATTACCAGAGATAAATTTAAAAAAAATATCATATGATTTGACTGACGAATTTATAAATTACGATACATCACGAGATAATTATAATTTGTTATTATCATTTATGAGAATAAATAGAGAAGCATATACAGCAGCAAGTGATATATTTTTAGCAGCAAATATAGAAACAGTATCAACGGCATTGGATAAAATAAATGAAGTATTTGATAATATAAATAATTCGTCAATAATAGATAATTTTAAAATATTATTGACAGGGCAAGAAGGATTCAAATATGATGAAATATCATTACAAGAAATAAGTAAAAAATTTACAACAGAATCAGATATGGATGATTTTGTTGATGCATTGAATATAGGATTAGACAAGTCAATAAAAACTCAAAATCTATATAGATTAGAAATGTTAAGATTAAAAGAAATATACAAAAAAGCAATAAATCCAAATATTACATTTGCATGGGTTGATAGAATAGGGCATTCAATAATAGAATATATAGATATTTACATAGGAGGGCAAAAAATAGATAAACATTTAGGAGATTGGATAAATATATGGTATGAATTATCAGCAAATAGAAACATGGAGGAAACATATAAAAAAATGATTGGTGATGTAGAAATATTAACAAATTTTGATAATAAGATAAAACCCGAATATAAATTAAAAATACCATTACAATTTTGGTTTTGTAGACATGGAGGATTATCAATACCATTAGTTGCAATGCAATATCACAATGTTTCTATAAATGTCAAGTTTAGAAAAATAGAAGAAGTGGCATATATAAAAGAATCAATGATATATGTATCTAAAAATCGAGGAGAGATATTTATTGAAGATGTTCCTGAAGAATTAAAAATAGATATAAAAGCATCTATACATTTTGATTATATATATTTGGATAGTCAAGAAAGAAAAAGATTTGCACAATCGAGTCATGAATATTTAATTGAACAAGTGCAAACATTAGATGTTCAAGACATTAGAGAACATAAATATCAATTAGTGTTAGATAATTTTGTTCATCCAGTCAAAGAAATAATATGGAGGATTCAAAAAGATAAATATGTAAATAATAATAATGGAAATATAAAAAATAGATGGAATAATTATAGTTTGACAGATGAAAATAAAGGTAATCCAATAAGATATTCTTCAATAGATTTTCACAGTTATACCAGAGTTCCAAGGCTTGAAGGAAATTATTATAATTATCTTCAACCATATGAATATCATAATACAACTCCATCTGATGGAATTAATATGTATTCTTTCTCATTATATCCAGAAGAATATCAACCATCTGGAACGGCAAATTTTAGTAGATTATCAAGAATACTTTTAACAATGGAATTTGACAAATCATTGAAATTGGCAGATACGACAGATATAAATAGAGACATTATAAATTTAAAAATATATGTTAGAAACTATAATATATTACGATTTGTATCTGGAACTGCTGGGCTTGCTATGACATATGGCTAATAATATTAATAATGTGCTTTTTATGTTTATTTTGATAATTAAATTATATATAACTTAATTAAGAAAATAAACATAACGTAAATATGACAGGTGGAATATTACAAATTGCAGCAAGAGGAACAGAAGATTTATTTTTAATAGGAAATGCTCAAATAACATTTTTTAAAACAATTTACAGAAGACATACAAATTTTTCAAGAACAGAATATGATTTAAGTTTTGAATCTGAACCAAATTTTGGACATGTAGGTAAATTAATAATAAAAAGATATGGTGATTTATTACACAGATTATATTTGGCAATAAAATTACCTAAAATTGAGGCAAGGATTAAATCATTTCGAATTAGAGATATTAAAAAATATCTTGAAACAATAAATTTTATATGGATAACAAATCATGACGATAATGAATATTTTAACCAAGATATATATGATGAATTTATAATTTATATGCTTGAACAAATAGACATTATTAATAATGAAATAATTGGAAACACAAATATATCAAATATGCTTAAAGATGGAATATTATCATTGACAAATTTTTATAATGCAAATGTTGATGCTGACAATGATAGTGTTGATGAATATTTATTTTTTATACTTGAAGAATTAATTAAATTGGATGATAATTATCAATTTATTTATGAATTTGTAAATGCTCATATGAAAGATAGAATAAATGAAAATGTTGATTTAGTTAATGGGGAATTATTAAGAGAACTCTTATTTAATGAATATATCGATTTTGTAACAGGAAAAGAAGAAATTATTCTTACAGAATCTTATAATGATGAAAATTTATTATTTATTTATAATACTGAAACTGCCAAATATAATATATCTGGTTCATCAGAACTTGTAACTAATGGAAGTATATTTAGAGCTGGTATTGATTCTGTTTATAATAATGATAATTATCTAATATATGATGCTTATAAGATATTTGACAAAATTTTATTACAAACAGTATATAATATAACAAATGAATTTGATATACAAACTACAAAAAAGTTATTATTAGATAATGAAAAAATTGGATTAATTAAAAATCCAAAAATGTTAAAAAAAGTATATGGTTCTTTGAAAGATGATTTTAAATTTATATTTTACAAAAAATTTACAAATAATGGAAATGATAATTATACATCCAATGAAGATTTTGTTAATTTATCTCAAGTTTCAACACAAGAAATTTTATTACAAGATAATTGGACATCTGATTTTGAATTAGAAAAAGAACTCAATGAACCAAATAATATAACACATATATATAGTAAAGTTGTGAAAGAACAAATAGAATTATTTCATTTGAATAATAGAAATAATTTCAGAAATAGTATTTTAAATTCATATATTAATAGAATCGAATTGTGGTCACGAATTAATGTAGGAAATCCAGGGAACCCTAATTTAGATACGTTTTCTGAATTTTGTTTTTCAGAAATAAGAAATTTATTTGGTCTAACAATTACTCCCCCAGATCCAATTCCTGATACTTTTAAAAACATGCTTTTTCTTGGTTATATACCATTATTAACAACTAATGATATACCAAAAGCAATAGATAGATATCTTGAAAATAGAAAAAACAATGAACCAGCACTAGTTGTAGCAATAGATTATTTTAAAAATGATTTAATTAGTGTGTTGAATAATTTACGTGATCAATTAATAATTGAAATAAAACCTTTAGTATGTGAAGATGATTTATTGCTAACTCATAATAAAATATCCGATTTTAGAACAAATACTGGAGTTGGAGGAGATATTATAATTCATGCAATAATAAAACACAATATATTTTTGGAATATAATAATGAAAAATTATCATTGATAGATTATATTATTGCAGTATATAATGATGCTATAATTAACTATATTCCGACTCAAAATAATTATACTACTGAATATAACAACGAAATAAATAATATATTAAAAATAATAAATTTATTTGCAACACCATTAATAGAAATACCAACATATACAACATATATAAACAATGGATATAATCAAACAACAGAATTTAATATTAATACTCCTAATAATTATTTATCAGATATAATATCATCAATTTGGTATAATTTACAAAATACTGTTATTGAAAATTTTAATGATTTATATGATAATACTATTCTTAATAGAGATTATTTTCTTGAAAATTTTGGAGTTGAAATGAGATCATATTTAGATACAATATCTGAAACATATTTTAATTCATCTACACCACTACCTGGAGATACTGCAACTTCAATTGATTATTGGTATAATACAGATCAGAATTCTATAACAACTATCCAAAATTATTTAGATAACGAGTTGCAAGTTTTTGAAACACAACTCGATATATATAATAATAATAAAAATTTATTAAATATGAGATTAATGATAATACCAAATAATTATTATTTTGAAAAATTTGTTGATTTATTAAATTATATTATTAATGAAATAGAAACAAAGACCATTACTATAACAGATCCAAATACTGGTGCGACAAGTGTTAGATTATTATATGAACATCAGAATCATCTAAACATTCAAGATATTGTTTTGATATCTCAAAATGATTTTTTAAACGATATGTCTAAGCCAAAAAATACAGCAATGGATATATTTGAATTAATTAATAATGATTTTCAAAATTTTATAAATTCAATTGTGAATCCATATGATATAAATATTGATGAAAATAAATATAATTTATGGGAAACATATTCACAAGTTGATAAATCAAATGAATTAACAAAATGGAATGAATTATTTGCATTTTTTACACCTGAAGGTTTATATAATTTCATTACCAAGATAGATACAGAACATAATGGTTTTGGTAAAGAATTGGATGTGTATGATTTTATGTTAAATCAAATAATATCAAAATCATCATTTAATTATATATTAAAAATAAAAGGTAAAACTGTTGACGAATATAAAAATAATATATTAGAATACTATCTTGAAAAAAATAATAATTTTGAATTATTAATATCAAATCTAACTGGAGAAATCGGTGCAGACAAAATATTAGAACAATTAGGAAAAAATAGGGGCAAAATGACAAAATTTGCCTGGATTGAAAAAATTGGTCATTATATCATTAATTATATAGATATTAAAATTGGTGGTCAATTAATAGATAAACATCATGGGGAATGGTTAAATATTTGGTATGAATTGACAAAAAAAGAAAGCAAGAAAAGGGGGTATAAAAAATTAATAGGTGATATAGAAGAATTAACTCAGTTCAATAATAAAATTAAAGATGAATATGAAATGTTAATACCTATAAAATTTTGGTTTTGTAAAAATATAGGTTTATCGTTGCCTATAATAGCTCTACTGCATTCTGAAATAGAAATAACAGTAAAATATTTAGATTTTCAAGATGTATCATATCATGAAACATTAAGTAATTTGATAAATGAAAACAATGCGGAATCAAATATATCTGAATCAGACATACCTTTGATATTTAGAAATAATATAATTGACTATAAAAAAAAACCAATATTGAAAAGTAAAATGTTAGCAGAATATATATTCGTTGAATCAGATGAAAGACGGAAATTAGCGCAATCAAAATTGGAATATTTGATTGATCGAGTTCAATATAATGGAGATATTATTATATCTAAAACAATTCTAGACATTCCAAAACAATTGTATGATAAATTTGATAATCAAGAAATATTAAATAATGAATTGTTAAGGCTTGGATTAGATAATGAATTATTATTCAAAACTAAAATATATTTTAAAAATCCAATAAAAGAATTAATTTGGGGAATACAGTTTTTAACATTTTTTAATGGAACTAAATATAATAATAAAAAATATCATAATTATGGAACAGATTATCACACTTGTAAAGGCAATATTATTAAAACTGCTAAAATTCAATTTGACACAAGAGATAGAGAAATTGCAAAAACAAAAGAATTTTATAATTATATTGAACCATATGAACATCATAATTCAACACCACCAGATGGAATAAATATATATTCTTTTTCATTAGAACCAGAATCATATCAACCATCTGGAGCAGCAAATTTTTCACGAATAGATAACGGTGAAATTATTTTAACATTAGAAAATGCTACTTTATTAGGTTTAGAACAAAGTAGATTTTTTATATATGCTACATCTTACAATATATTAAGAATTTTTAGTGGTATGGCAGGTTTAGTTTTTTTTGAATGACGAGTGTATTTTATGTATTTTTAAAACTAATATAAATATATATTTATCAAATTATAAATAAATGACAGGTGGTTTAATACAATTAGTTGCACAAGGTAGTTCAGATTTATTTCTCACTAGTGACCCTCAAATTACTTTTTTTAAAATGGTATATAGAAGACATACTAATTTTTCAAGTGAAGTCATACCTATAGCTTTTAATGCACCAAATTTTGGGAAAAGGGTATCAGTGACATTAGGAAGAAGTGGAGATTTAATAAGAAATATTCATCTAGTAATTGAATTACCAAGAATAGAACAATTTTATTCGAATGAAAAATTAGATAAAATAAGTAAATTTTCATGGATAAAACGTATTGGTTATGGCATCATCAAAACAGTTGAAATTGAAATTGGTGGAGAATTATTAGATAAACATTATGGTGATTGGTTAAATATATGGCATGAAATTACTGTCCCTGACAATAAAAATATTGATAAAATTATTGGAGATATTGATGAATTAACTAATCCAAATAATGGCATTCCATCATATAAATTATACATCCCTTTAAAATTTTGGTTTAATAGAATAACTGGTTTAGCTTTACCAATTGTTAGTTTACAATATAATGATGTTAAAATTAATTTAGAAATTAATGAATTAGAAAAATGTATGATATTTACTCCTACACATACAATTGCTATAGATAATGATTTAGTTAATTTCGAACCATATGAATTCATTGAACAAACAGTTGATGGTGTTAAATCTATTGCACGTTTTGTTTATTTTGATCCTATCACTAGACTTATGTATTTATGGAGATTATCTAGTAATCGATTTTCCAGTCTTAATTTAATTGAACAAAAAACAGAAGCCGAACAAAATGCCATTTTATATGAAACATTTCCAAAAGAAAATTTAAATGATCCCGAAGCTGATCCGGGTGGATTGGTAAATTCTAAATATTTAATTACTGGTTTAACATCTGGATTTCAAGCTATGCCAAGAATTAATACTAATGAAAAAATATATCGTAATACTGTTTTGGATTTTAAATCTATTAATTTAAAAAATGCTTCTTTATTAGTTGAATATTTATATTTAGATAATGAAGAAAGAATTCGTTTCTCACAATCTAAATTAGAATATCTTATTGAACAAGTTTTATATAATGGTGAAAAAACAATTGACAGTGTTAATCAAACTTTTAAATTAGGATTCACACAAACATGTAAAGAATTAATTTGGATAACACAATTATCAGATGCACAAAACACAATAAATAATGATATTTTTAATTATACAGATAGTTTAATTAAAGACAAAAATAATAAACCCATTGGAAATAATATTATTCAAACACAAGAAATTATTTTTAATGGTCAAGATCGAGTTTCTAAACGTAACTCTTCATATTTTAATCAAATACAACCTTATCAACATCATTATGCTAGTCCTATTGAAGGTATTAATGTATATTCTTTCTCATTATTTCCTGTAAAACATCAACCATCTGGCAGTGCAAATTTTAGTAAAATTGATAATATCTCTATTAAATTGAATGTTAATAATAATATAAATTTTAATAATACTGCCAAATTACGTGTTTATTGTATTATAAATAATATTTTGAGAATCTCTAATGGTATAAGTGGAATCTTATTTTCTAATGATATGCAAAATTAATATTATTATTTATTTATCATTAACAATATCTTGATGGAATTAATAATTATACATTTTTATAATTATTAATTAATAATGTCGTTAATCAATTATTCATTGATAATATTTTAATCCTTATTAATTTATTAGTTTTTATGATTATTAATTAATAATATTTTATCCTTATTAATTTATTAGTTTTTGTGATTGATATATTTTAATTGAATTAATAATATTGTTAATCAATTATTTATTTTTATTAGTTTATTATTTTTTTATTTATTAGAGTATTTACAAATATTTATAATTTAATTGGATTATATTGGTCATCGTCACCAATTAATTTTTGAACATCATTTAATAATTTCAACATAGTTTGTTCTTGTGATTGATAACCTTTTTGAGATTTTTTATATAGATCAACAAATTCACGGATACCATCAGTTGTAAGGATTTCAGAATTTTTATTACCTTGGAAAGCATCAATTAATTTATTATATTCTTCAATATAAAGTAAATTTTTCAAAATCAATGTTTCACTTATTTTCATTGCTTCAATTGCATCCATTATTGCTTTTTTATTAGCAGGATTTAAAGTTTTATTTCTGTTGGATAAATCATTCAAAAGGATATTGAAAATTTGTCTCATTAATTCTGAACCAGTGATTTTATTAGGTGAATCATAAATAGTATCAACTAACCATGAAGCAGAACCAGAACCACCACCAACTTGAACATATTGAGAAACATTAGGAGTTAAACTCATTCCAAATGGAGTTGACCATTTACCACTCATTTGATTACTCATAAATGGAAGATTAGCAACTTGAAGGGATGAATTATTCATTAATTTATGACTAAGACGTTGGAATTCATAATTACCAAGACTTTTCAAAGGAGGTTCAATTCTAGGTTTAATACCAAGTGCTTGAACGAATTCAGTAGGTTTAGTAATACCTAATTTTTCTTCAGTATTACCTTGAATATTATTATTTAAAATTCCAGGATTAGAATTTACGAATTGAACTAATAAATCAAGATATGCTAAAAGACGACTGTTAGTTGCAACTAATTTACGTGCATCAACTTCACCATATCTTTTAACAATTACAGAGTTATACCAATGATTAACATTTTCTACTTTTTTGATTTCAGCACCAAAAACATTATCATAAGAAGATTTTGTTCGGAAACCCATTTTTTGTAAAATACGAAGAGCAACAGTTGGATGTATATTATTGATTTCCTTTTTAGCTACTTCATTAAAATTAGATACTTTAAATCTATCTATACATACCATTAAACTATCATTGTCATCATTTAATAAACAATCAAACATAAATTTGTGACATTGTTCTTCAGTTCCAGCATATAATGATGAATAGCAATTATGAGAAGCTTGTAACAATTGTTGAGTTGCAGGGTCATTAATACCATATTTAATAGTTTGTCCATTAATTTTTTTAACAAAACTATTATTTTCTTTATGCCATATATTGTTATTAATTAAATCAGTAAAATCATTAGAAGTTAAATTATCTAATTCAGAATTTGATATATTTATTTTTGCTGAACTAATTCTTAATAATCTATTTTTAACTAAATCATCAATATTTAATCCGAAAATTCCATTTGGAGTGCTTAAAACATTTTTTGCAATGTTATAATCTTTAACTAGATTGAAAGTTACACCAGAATGAATCATTATTTTATTATTATAAACACAGTTATATAATTTACGGAAGAATTCTTTATTATTTGTGTTCCATCTATTTACTGATACAATTGTTTTATTATTATTTGCATCTGTGTAATGTAAGTTAGCAAGATTATTTGTTGGAAAATCAGGCAAATCGTGTTCAAATTGTGTGATTGAAAGATCATCTGTTTTTTTCAAATTGAATCTATAATTAGTTAAATTATTTACATTAATATTACCATATTGTGATTCAGGAACTGGTGTCCAACCGTTTTGTTGTTTTTCCATTACCATTAAATATCTTAAATAGAAATTTCTTGCACTATCAGTCATATTATCCCATTTTGAAATTGCATTATCAAATAGATCTTTTGATGCAGATGATTGTAAAGTTGTATGTTGTGGCATAAACATATTTGACACAATCTTTTTGATTTCATTTTTAATTGAAACAATCAATGTATTAGACAAAGGTTTTGTAATATCTCCTAATTGATCACCCATTCCGAAAACTTCTTTTTTCAATACATTAGGGATATGGTTTGTAATCATACCACCAATTGAATTATAAATATTTGTAGGCATAGCAATTCCATTTGCCATATTATTTACCGCAGTAACATAATCACGAACCAACAAGTTTGAATATTGAGGAGCTTGAATATTTATTTCCTTTAATAAAGCAAGTATTGTTGTTTTTGCTCCAACATCAATCATTTTATATAATTCTGTTTTAATTACATCAGCAATTTGAACTTCTAAATTGCTTACAGTATTTGATAAAGTTGCATTTAATTTATTAATAACACCGATTAAACTATATGGTGCTGATCTTATATTTTTCAAAGTTCCTTTATTTTGATCATGAAACTCTGTTGATTCGTATTCTGCAGGTGTTGGCATTCCATCTTGTAATTCACCAGAACCAATCGGATTATTTTTTGTAACGATACCATAACTTGATATAATTTGTTTAACTAATCCAGAACGATGATCACCAATTACAATTTTTATTAAATCCTTACCCTTTGGTTTATCAAATCTTCCAGTAGTTGGATCTATATAATAAAAATTAGAATTTAAAACTGCATTATATAATTGGTCTACTTTTTGTTCTAAATTTTTCATTGTTACATTTGCTAAATTATTTAAATTTATTTCATTATCAAAAAATGTCCATCTTGCTGCCAAAACTGATATTAAACAATTTAAATGTGAAACGCCACCATTTGATTTAGCTATATTTTGAGGATTTAAATAAGTAGTTAAATCTAATCTAGCTGAATCACTAAACTTTAAATCGGACCAAACAAACATGGTTCCAAAATTTGGATATGCAAATGTGTCTGTTCCAAGAGGAGGGTATCTTGATCCTCTTGAAGAAATTACTGCTGATAAAAATGTTTGTCCATGGAAATTATCTGCTCTATTACTTGCTATTAAATTTAATCCATTATAATTGCCAGTTGAATCTTCTCCTGTTATTAAAGGCAATTGGATATCCAATACTTTATTAATATCAGCTAATCTTGTTCCTGAAGTTGTTGATTCATCAATATTTCTATGATATAATGCTGATTTTACAATAAAATCAACAAATTGCCAATGAATATCATTATCATTCATACCTTGTTTGTATGTATTTTCGTAATTTTTTGCTCTAGCAATATCATTCAATAATGAACATTCATCAAGTTTTCTTTGTGGACATAATTCAAGTGCCTTTGTAAATAAATTTGCACGAGAATCTCTATCATCTAAACTAGTGAATAAATGTCTTCTTTCATCATATTTGTCATATCCAATCGTTTGCATTCTAATTATATATTATTAGAAGAAAAAAAATTATTATTTTCATTATTATACTAAATAATAATTTTATATTAAAAACTATATTTAATATAAAATTATTATTTATATATTGCGCTAATTTTTATTATAATAAATAATAAATAATATCAATTATATATATATATAATATGTTTCCTGATATTTTAAACAATAAAAAAATCATATATACTTTTATAATTATTATTATCTTGGTTGCGATTTTTATGATATACAAAAAAAAAAATGAAAATTTTAATTCAGTAGAAAATGATAATAAAACGACTGATAGTGGTAATGAAATAATATTATATTATTCAATGGATTGTGGTTATTCAGTTCAATTTTTACCAGAATGGAATAAATTCGAAAAATATGTTCAAGAAAATTTACCACAACTTAATATTTCTAAAATAAGTTGTAAAGGTTCTGATGAAGATTTGTGCATTCAAAAACAAATTAAAGGATATCCAACTGTTATGTTTTATAAAAATGATGGTTCAGAAATTCAATTTGATGAAGCAAGAAGTTTAGATAATTTAATAAATTTTGTTAATATTAATTTAAATTTATCTTAAATTATCAATAATTAATATTAAAATTATTAATAATTAATATTAAAATTATATTTTTTAATAATTTTAATATTAATTTATTTTTTAAATTTTTCGAAAATCTTGATACCCAATTCTTCAATTTCAAGCTTATTTTCTATTTTTTCTATTCTATGCATTGGAACATCTCCAAATCCATATAATGCTCCATACCAAGATCCAGCAATACAACCGGTAGTATCTGTATCTCCTCCGTGAAGCATTGAATAAACAACTAATTTTTCCCAACTTTTACCGGCATCTAATAAACAATCATATGCAATAATAACAGAATCATCACCACCACTGCCAGGGAAAGTTACTTCTGGTCTATGTTCGAAAGAAAAATTATCATGGTAATATTTAGTTCTATGCACTAAATTTTTATTTGTTCTACGCATTATTGGTTTACCCGATTCATCAAATTTATCATCTGTATATTTACTCCATTTTTTAATAAATACATGAGAATCTTTTGAAAATTGAGGAACATCTCTTTTAGTATAATTTATATATTGATTAATTGTTCCATAATTAAATAAATCCATTAATAGAAAAGGCCATTTCTCTATACTTATATTTTCTATTGCATATGCTGTAAATAAAGCTGATGTTAAACCACCTAAATATCCTATTGCTGAATTATGTGTTATTCTACTTGTTTCTATTGCTGTTGAAACCAATTTACCTCTATTCGTTGTTCCATTATATGCTAATCCTATACAAGATGTTCTCATTGATGCCCCTGAACCTCCTGCAAAAAAATCATAAGGCATTTCATTCCACTTTATTCCTTGTTTTAATTTATCCATACTTTTTATCAGTGCATATCCAGGTAATCTTTTATCCATTTCTTTATTATTATCTTTTATAAAATATTCTAATATTTCCACATAATCTTTTGCTAATTTCTGACACAAATCTGGAACATTTTCAAAATCTTTCAATAATATTTTCGCTGTTGCAATATGCATGATTGTATCGTCTGATATCATCCAATTATCCCCTGGAACATAATTCACTCCTCCATAATCTATATATTCATATAATTTATTTAATACCTTGGATTCTAAATTTTTTATTTTCATAAATTCCCATTCTGAATTCTTATATCCTATTGTATCACCCAATGCATGTAACAACATACATGCCTTATATTTTTCACTCATTTATATTCTAGTATAATATTTCTTTTCGTTTGAATCTTACTTAAAATTTTAATTATATATCATATAATAATTATATTTTATATAACATGTCAACTGTCAATTTTTATGATATTTTACAAATTGATGAAGACGCAACTAAAAAAGATATTAAAAAATCTTATAGAAAAATGGCTAAAAAATTTCACCCTGATCAACCATCTGGCGATATTGAGGTTTTCGAATTAATGACTAAGGCATATAATACTTTAATTGATCCTAAATCTAGATCTGAATATGATAAACTAAAATTATCTAATAAAAAAAATTCACATCAACATTTAAAAGAACAATCACAAGCTTATATTAGTGCTACTGATATTAATAAAATATATAAATCTACAACTGATAGAGATAATAAAATAAAATCTGCTAAATCTAAATTTAAAAATGAATTTGATGAATTTAATAAAAAACATAATTATAATTCATCTGAAATTGAACCTTTGTCTCCTAATACTATTAGTCAAAGATTTGACGATTTTAAATTAGCAAGAGAACAAGAAGATATTGAAAATACACATGAAAATATATTTCAAGATAATTTTGATAATCAAGTTTTTAATAATCTTTGGGACAGTATTCATTCCGGCTCTAGTCTAGTCCCTCATTCTGGTAATCCAAATGCTATTTCAAATGATTCTAATTTCGCCGACCTTAATAGCTATAATAATTTATATGCAACAACTAATGATTCTAATTCTAATTTTAGTTCTATTGATCATGATCAAATTAAGCATACCATTTCTAAAAAAGATTTGGATAAAATTAAAAATTCTAAGCATCCTGTCGATGATGTCATTGATGATAATTATAATCAAAAATTAGAAGAAAAAATGAAATCATTCCAAGAATATTTTAAAAATGGACAAAATATTAAATTTGAAAACTTTTATGATGATTTTGGTGCAAATAATAATTTTACTAATGATTCTCTCTTTGATCCTCCTTGTGGTAATCTTCCTGGTTAATATTATATTATTCTAATCTTATTAATTCAGTTTTTTACAATATATAAATAAATATCCAATTAATTTATATTAATTGGATATTTAAATTAATTGGATATTTATGTCATATTTTCTATAAATTCCATTGTTTTTTTATATCCTATATTATACATATATTCTTTTTCTTTCAAAGATACTCCATAATCTATTGCATTTATCGATTCTAAATTAATGTCTATTGTATATTTATCATATCCTTTTTTTGAATTATAAGTTGCTCCTTCCATAAAACAAAATAATACTGTTTTTAAATATTCTTCTAGATTATTTATTTTTATATAATCTTTTTTTGATTCATTCAGATATATACCAATTACTTTCTCTAATTTATCATTATATAAATGGATTGGATAATTATCAATACATCCACCATCTATATAATATTCATTTTTATATATTTTAGGCACATAATAACCCGGTATTGATATTGACATTCTTATTGCTTCATATAATGATAAATCTGGATATTTGTCATATGATAAATATTCAACTGATTGTTTATTTAGACAAACAGTTGAAATTATTAATTTTTTTTTTGTTATTTCATATAATTCTTTCATTGTAATTTTTTCATCATAACCTTTAGCTTTTATTAAACGTTGAATTAAATATTCAATTTTTATTCCACTGTCTAATCCATATTGTTTTAATAGATTTGTTATATTTATTGATTTCAAATTCGAAAATTCAAATTCTTTTATAAAATCCCATAATTCATCTGGTTTATATCCTATTATATACATACTTACTATTAATGATCCAATTGATGTTGCCGCAAATGTATTTATATTTTCCAATAAATTCATATTTTCTAAAGCTTGTAATGCTCCTATATGTGCCACTCCTTTTATTCCTCCTCCACTCATTATTAATATTTTTTTCTTTATTTTTTTTTCCAATGTTTTATATATTGGAATTGTTACTTTTTCTGCTTTTTCTTTTACATATTTATTATTTGATAAAATTTTATTTAATTCTTGTTCAATTATATTTTCAATATCCATGTAATTATTTGATTTGGTTTATATTTGCTATAAATAAATCTTTTTTTATATTATAAACTTAATTATATTATTGTTATGGATAAAATTAATATTAATAATCTTTTCAATCAAAATAATTCTAATAAAGAACAAATTTTAGGTATTAATAATCTTTTTCAAGATAACTCACGAAAAAATGATATTTTTAATATTAATGACCTTCTTAATAAGAAAGAAGAAAGAAAAAAAAAAGTTCTTGATATCTATAAAAAAAAATTAAAAGATTCATTAAAACGAATTAACACTGCTAATAAATATAATTTAACAAGTATTACATATGAAGTTCCTTATATATCTTTTAACTGTAAAGAATATAATCCTATTGAATGTATTAATTATATTTATCAACGTCTAGAAAAAATATGTATGGATACTATTATATTGTCTGATAATTCAATTTACATTTCATGGGAAAATATTGATGATAATATTAAAAATAATAACACATCTTCATAATATTTTTTAAATTCTTGATTTCCTTCCTATCTTTACAAATATGTCTAATATAAATATTAACATCAATCCAAATATTATTATTATTATTATTTCCTTTGTTTCATATCCTGTCATATCAAATAATCCAAATATATTTTTCGTTTCAAAATTCTCAATTGTTTTTTTATGACTCATTTTGTTTAATTTCTCTCTTGATTCTAATATTTTATTATTTGATCCTAATTCATTTAGAATCATTTCATTGTCTTTATTTTTCATTTTCTTTTTATAATATTTTTTCATTTTTTTATTTACATTATATTTACAATATTTACATCTTTTCATATGTTCATATACTTCCTCGTTATCTTCTGTTTCTATACTTTTAATACTTAAATCATCATTAGAATTTATAATATCATTGAATACTTTATTAATG